CTATAATTCATTGTACCATTCCAATATTTAAAAGGTAACGCAGCAGCCGCACATGGCGGAAAACGAAACTTAATTGGAACGGCAGCTTCCTCACTCCATACAACTGGAGAAACTCTAATATTAAATAAAAGAGTGTCAGGTTGTGCACCTGTAGGCCATGTGAAATTTGTCAGATATGAAGATCTTTTTGCAATGGTGGATATATCCATGGGATCAACATTTGAATCAACACCTGAAATCCTTGGATCTATAGTCAATTCTTGCTTATCATCCACTGTAAGTTTATCTGCAGTGTCTGGTGTTGTGCACAAAGCAAGTGAACCTATAGTAGTTGGACGCATGGGTGTTGGTGCTGCAGTAACGGGAGGTCGAGAGTATCCAAAAAGTCGTGCAGCTGAGGCTAACCCATCTGCAACACTTGATGTCGCCATTGCATAAGGGCGCAACCAAGGTATTGGTGACAAAGCTTTAGCAAATCGAGCAACAGTTGATGCAGGCCCAGAAACAATACCATCCTTGTTTGCCTCATCAATTTCATCTTCACCACTTTGTGGGACAAGAGTACTACTATCAATGCTAGTCAAACCAGTGAGTTCAACATCTTCCATCCATGCATAGACAGTAATCCTTACCGACTCATTACTGCCAGTAGCATGTTTCAAGGGAACTGTAGGATATATAACCACAGATCCCAGTTCTTCCAGATTTGACAAAGCTATAGAGGCATAATCCAGATGGTACATAAAAGGAACAATCAGGTCACCGCCCTCGGAATTCGTAGGGTTTAACCAAACGTGTGGGCGTTGTGAAAGTTCAACTGTTACCTCATCGTCAGTTACCTTAATACCTGACACATTATCATAAGCGTCAAGTGGATTATACCCTGCAATGGCTCTACCATAAAGGAAAGGATTTCCATTAACAAAAAAGCGCATGTGTAGGTTGGCACGGATCATGTTAAAATTATTCAACCGATTTGATGCTGCTGGGTCAGAAAAATATTCAAGCCATGGATTAAATTTTCTATAGAAAACCCCTCCTGTAGACCAACTAACTTTCTGGACCATAACTGGGCGTGATAAAAAATCCTGCAATGTTGCATCGGTATTGTCACGTGACTTGCGCATTTCATCAACAAAGGCTTTTTCCTCATACTTGGCACCTGGTTCGTGAGAACCAAAAGTAACATTCTGTATTTTGTCTATACGATCCTGCATAGACATGGACACATCAGGAGCATTATCTGTTGTGTCCGTTGGCACGGCCGTGTAGGCCGTTGAATTTTTATTTACATTATTTACAGAAGTAAGTCATATATATACAAATGTGTACCCCGACTCAAAGATACACATGCAGACGTTTGTATTGGCTGGCGAAACCACCCCTAAAAAGGGGTATTCTTAGGAAGAATGCCTTATGTACAAAGCCTAGATGAGAACGTTACAAATGTCAAAAACGTCATCATCTGGTAACCATATATACATCCACATTTTGCTACGCCGTAACACCCAGATATGGAACTGGGCGCATCTTTTTATAGGAAGATGCCAAACCTGTGAGAGGTGCGTACTTAGGAC